TGGTTAATGGACTGGTCGTCCAGATCGACACCAAACCGCTTCAGCCGGCGGCGCATGTAGCTGTGAACACCTTGCTGGAGAAAACTATTTCCAGTAGGTTCTGCAGCGATGCACCGATCGGTCTTAGCGGACTTCGGAACAGTCAGAAACCTCGATCCTCGCACGATTTGCACCGTGTTCGGAAGAAGACTGTATCTGCCCTCTGGGTGAGAGCCCAGGTAGCAGGCAGCCCAATGAGGATCTGACTGGACAATAGCGCGCCAGTAAGGCAACGCAGCTAAAGTTACCGAAGTAGTGAGGGAAATCTTTTTATCGGGCGTAGCTTCCTTTCGACCAAGGTCGAAGGTAGCGCCCGGTCCCCACTTGCAATCGGCCAAGACGACAGGTAACCGTAACGATCCAAGAACAGAAGCTATTTTACGTTGCGTGCTGAAAAGCACAGCTTCAACGCGACCGGAAAAAGGTCGAAGCGACTGCTCCCGGAATCGAATGTTAACCTGTCGGCATGACTCCTCAGAGAGTTTCCACTTTCTGAGTGCTTCACCGTGAAGATCAAAACCGGACTTCTTCAACCCCTTATACTTTGAAAGGTATTCGGTTATGAAGTAGTTCAGTTGGAACTCCTCGGTGTTGCAGGTTGCAGTATCAGTCGCAAGAAGCTCAAGAAGAGCTCGTTGATCATGCTTAAAGCATAACCAGACTGATAGTGACCTAGGTGTATTAATACGTTCAGCCAGAGAAAGAACAACTTTCTCTATAACATCACTGTTCGGCTTTCGCATTAAACACCTCCAGTTAGTACGGAGTGATCAAGGTCTCCGCCAACGCGACCAACTGCGTCTCGTTGAGGAGATTATAGACCATCTTCCGCAGATCCTTTCGGTTCTGCAGGGAGCTCCGTTCCGGTAGCACAAATTCCACAAAGACACGTGGAACATATGATACCGTCGGCGCAGGAGCGATACCAGAAACCGTGTTGTTAGTCACGTTTTCAAGAGTCGGCTCATGCAATCCGATAACTGCGCGATACGTCCGCTGATTGGAGGTAGTGCCAGCAGCACCGAGGGTCGGGCGCTTCAGCAACATGCTGATGCGCCAATAACCGATCGGTGAAGCTGGGCTCTGATCCTCCCACCAGAAGACGCCTTCGCGGTCCGGACCACGGGGGACAAACGTATGGTTCACAGGGGTTGCCTGTGCGTCAGCAAGCACTACGTTGACGGCTGCCATGAGTCACCTCATTTAACTGAGCGAAAAATAAAACAACGCTCAAATTCTCATAAGGAAACATTCCTCACGAGTGACACACTAGTGCAACAACTGTCGCACTAATGCCCCGGCAGAAATCCATCTCTGCCACCCCAGCTGGGCGTGAAACGCTGGAGTACGTGGGCTGGGAGCACCGGAAAGAACGGAACGTTGGAAAGATGTCGCATGATACCAGGCTCTGTTATCATCGCAGACGTCGTCATAACCACTCTTATGCACGACGCCGTCGCGATAGCAGTACTGGTTCACATGATAAATTTCCGAAACGTATCCGGACTTAAACCGCGTCGCATAAAGCAACGAAGTCTCAAGGGATCTAAGGAACGATCCGATGTCCAGGAACCAATCAACAACAAAGGAATAGGGAATCACTTCCCATGCGAGAGATACTGGGTTCAGGCTGGAAAAACGATCCAGAGAGAAACCAGGAACCTCAAACACACAAGCGATAGTACATGCTTGATATCCTCCGGTTTTACGACGCACTGTAAAACCGTTGCTGTTGTAGGTCACATCTTCCCAGAAGGGCAGACTGGCATGCACCTTGAATTTTCGCAAGGTGTTCAGTACTTTGTTAACCAACTCATTGGCAGCTCCAAAGAGACTGCCAAAGAGAGGTCGCCAACCGTACTGAAACTCCAACCACCCATTTGCAACGGTTCTACTGATGCTAGACCCACGTATGCGAGCAAGGGCTTCAGCTTCTCGAAACCCCATTAGCATACGCCTGGTCTGGCCGGCCTCAGCAATATCAATACCGAGGTCGAGCCCTCCGCGAAGCTGTTCATACAGCTTGTCAAGGGCCATGTTGTAGAGTAAATTCCGTTCCCATGCGGGCAAAGCGAAATCCAAGCAGTCATAAAAACCTGTGCTGCCATTCTTCCCATACGGTGGCCCGTACAACTGGTAACGACTTCCCTTATAGTTCTGGCGGATCCATGTATCATACGTCCAGGGGTTGGGATCGTGCATGTTTCCATGAACAATCCCGCTCGAGGACACATAATCATGTATCGCATTCCAAGGACCAGAGGTAAAGTCGCCATCATAGTACGAGTGACACTGATTTAGGACATTATGGAAGACGGATTTGTTCCGCATAAGTTTCTCATTGAGAAAACAAGGGTAGATGAAGCGAGAT